CACAAAAGCGGTGATATCGGTGCTGGACGAAAGATCTAGACCGCCGTAACAGACCCGGCCTTTCAGCATCTCCGAGTCAACCGCGAACGCACATTTATCCCACATATCCATCGGCATCCAGCGGATCGCTTGTTTGACCCACTGGTTCAAGCGAAGTTGACGAAATGCGTTTTCTTCGGCGGGATTCTGCTGTGCGCTCTCACACGCCGCTTTCACCTTGTCTACGCCTACCGTGATGCCAAGTGACGGATTCGCTTTCTTCCACACCTTCGGATCTGTCCAGGAGTCGTTCTCTTCGGTTCCATAGATGACCGGATAGAACGTAGCGTCTGTCTTTCTGCCGTTAAGAATATCCTTCGCTTTGGAATGCACTTCCCAGCATATGGAGTTCGTGTTGTCGCCTGCTGTTGTGATCAGAAAGTACAGCGGCTGCATGCGGGCGTCGCCGCTGCCCTTGGTCATAACGTCAAAAAGGCGGCGGTTCGGTTGTGTGTGCAGTTCATCGAAAATCACACCATGCGTATTAAAACCGTGCTTGTTGGCAACGTCCGCACTAAGCACCTGATAGTAACTTCCAGTCGGCAGATACACGATTCGCTTTTGCGACGCAAGGATCTTTACCCGCTTCGCTAACGCCGGGCACATGGTGACCATGTCCTTTGCGACCTCGAACACAATCGACGCCTGCTGCCGGTCGGCGGCGCATCCGTACACTTCGGCGCGCTCTTCGTTGTCGCCGCAGGTTAAAAGCAGCGCGATCGCTGCAGCAAGCTCTGATTTTCCATTCTTCTTTGGTATTTCGATATACGCTGTGTTAAATTGGCGATATCCGCTGGGCTTCAGTGTTCCAAACACGTCGCGGATGATCTGTTCCTGCCAGTCAATCAACAGAAACGGTTTACCGGCCCATGTGCCCTTGGTATGAGAAAGGCATTCGATAAATGCCACAGCATGATCGGCGGCTTTTTTGTCGTACACCGAATCCTTTGCTTTGAATGGAGTCGGCGTGTACTTCTTCAGTTTTCTAATCACCGCCGCCTCTTTCAAACCAACAGGCAAAAAAAGAGCCTCCCTTCAGGAAGCTCATGTGGTAGCCTGTGCGATTTAGTTGTATTCTCTCAGGATCTGCTCGTAAACCGCCTTCACCTGTGCGCCGCTCGGTTTCTTCGACCAGCCCCTGTCATACTGTACGAAAAGCTGCCCGTCCTTCCAAATCTCAAGCTTTGAAATCCGTCCGCCTGAAATCCCGTATTCCGAGCCTTCGTCGTATTGCTTGATGTAAAAGCTGTACCCGTCTATCGTCCCTTTGATCCACATTGCTTTGCCCTCCGTACTTTGTTGTTTGCCTTCGGCATGTGTATCTATCACTCTACGGGCGTTGAATAGCAAGTGAATTCTGTAATAGATGCTCTGTAATTTCTGTAATGGTTTTTGAAAAGAACTCTGCTCACTTGCGGGTAGCCAGCAAAACACGGAAGCCCGCGTAAGCCTCCGTGTCCGGCTTGGTTTGGTTATCGTGCGCCGTGGGGGCAACCGCCCCGTCCGCCTGTTGAGGCGCCCAGTGGCGGCGACGTTGCGCGACGCGGCGTTACTGCGGTTTATACGCCCGATGCGTCCGAATCGCCATCCTGTACCGCCGCTTTCAAGATGTCTTCATCAAACCCTGCTGCTCTGTACCCTTCCAGAAGAGTGCTGTAATAGAAAGCGCTGGGCTTGTTCTGTGGTTTGCCGCTGATTAAAATGTAGATCAGCGTTTCCACAAGAGCACCGTCGCGGCGTACTTTGATCGTCGCTTTCCGATACAGTTCCGGCACTCCGATCCAACGGTCGATCGCAGCTTCGTCCTGCGAGGTTATCTCCCACAGTAGTGCGGGGACACTTCCGCCCTTCGTCTTTTCGATCGTCGCAACCGCGCAGGCATTGCCGCCGCGAAACGCAAGATTGAAGTTCTTTAACTCGGTCATACCGATCGGCTTCGCGGTCGGACAATGCTTCGCCATTTCAGCGCGATTCAACCCAACTCCGTAAGCGGCAAATACTCGATTACTCATTTTCCTCAATCCTCCGGCACTCATCTTCGCCGAATACGATCCCGAGCATACTACCGCGATCCCAATTCACATGAATCGTCCCGATATCGTCGACCATCGTAACAGTCCCCACATCCCCTTGTCGTAGGTTGGTGTAAGGGTCACTCATTCGAATCAGCTCGACCCGAGTTCCGGCGGTGTAATTCTCCTTGAGCTGTTTCAGCATCTCCAGATGAATCGTTGTCATTCTTCATCACCCGCTTCCCGCGCGGTGCGAAACGCCGCGTTACCAGAAAGATTTTTCAGCAGGATCTTTCGTGCTTCCTTGTACTCCGAGCCGATAAATCCGAGTCGCAGCAGGAAGCAGCGGAAGGCGTACTTCTCGTTTTCGACTTCCTGTTCCGTCGCGCTCACGCGCTTCTGCGCTCTTGCCAGTTCGCAAAGTCCCTTTACCAGTTGGTAGTAGGCGGCGATTTCAGCCTGATCGTCGGTCAGTCGGAACCAACCGAATTCGATTCTGTCAGTGTGTTCTGTGATCGGCAGGTCGTCAATATCCAGTGCCTTTTTCAGTATCGTTGCCTTGCTCGCGACCAGCCGCCTTAGGTTCTCCATTGCGGTCGGTGTCATGCCATCCTTAGGCAACTCGACTGCGAGGCGTTCGGGATCGACAGTACGAGGTGTTTCTTTTTTCAGTTGATCCGGCTCGACCGTTTTGGGTTCAGCAGGCTTTACAGCTTCGCCGACCCGTTCGCCGATGAAACCGTCATGTGCTAATTCGCGCATGAGCGTGTCCACCTCCGTCGCGTTGCACCCTTCCGAGCAGATGACGGTGCCGTTTTTGTCGACCGTGTATGCGCCTACTTGAAACGCAAAGCTCGGTGCGCCAAGGTATCGCGTCGTGTCCTGCAGTACATCCCGCATGACCGCGACCAGTGCCTTCCGTTTGTCCCCCGTAACGTTGTACTTGATCTGCATTGTGAATACCTTCCTTTCGATTTGGTAGTCACATACATCACTCTTTCGGATGTGAATATCAAGCTGTTTCTTCAAGAAAGACTGCCGACTCCGACAGAATTCCTGATAAAACAAACACAACACACGGCAGCGCGACTCCGTTGCCCCAAAGCTTATACTCCGCGGCGTCGGTGTAAGGATCGTTCAACCACTTCACAATTTGCTTTTTCGTCTTTGGCTTCATTGCCGAACCAGTGAATCTACGGTGCGTTTCAAAAACGTCCTGCCACCATTCGATCTCCTGTTCAGATGGATGCTCCGTACCAAGATCCGCGCACCACCAGTCAGGAAAGCCCTGCAGGCGCGCGCATTCCTCCGGCATTAGCCGTCGTACTGCGTATCGTGACTCTTCTGAGCATCTCACAGGAACGAGCATACCGTTGGAAGCATCCTGACCATTGAACCCGCCGGGATGTGCGCCGGGCGAGATCGTACCGCAAACTCGCTGGTACGGTTCCACCACATACTTGCTGTCTTCCACCTGCTGGTTCTGCGGGAATTTGTAGTCGCTCGCGCAGAGGCAGCCGACACGGTCTGGATAACACACGGCGTGGTGATCAGCGGTATTAAGTGTAAAACACACACCTTCGTTCACACCGTCGCCCTGCGGACCGTTGCTATCGCTTCGCCCGATCATGCTGCCCTGCAGTGAATATATCTGATTCAGTGCAAGCGTAACAACCGCGATGCCGCCTTGATTACAGTCCGGCCTGCCGCCGTTCGCGTCAAGTGTTCGCGCTGTGGATGCTTCGTAAAATCCGCTATCGGGGTTATCCGATCGCATGGCATTGCTGCCATCGGAGCACACGCCGAACGCGCGGTTCATGACGAGCGGCACATTCATCCCACCCGTTCCCATGCGAGCGGCGAGGGTTTGCACCAAACCGCCCTTCTCCAGTTTGCATCTTCCGTCAATCGGATGATTCTCTATGGCGACCGCCGTTTGGTTGTCGCCCATATCCGCGCGAAGACAACCAGTGCTTTCCGGCCATGCATGACCGCCCATCCGTCTTAGCGCGCCGGGCTCGAATCCAACTGACGCGACAGCGCTTCTCTTAATATTTCCGGCAGGTGTTTGCCCCTCGATTGTGCGCGGCGTAAAATCCCTGCACACGCCTTCGCGCTCAAATAGTATTTCTCCGGCGCGTTCGTCGACAAAACTTGCGACAAGGTAGATACGGCGGCGGCGTTGGGCGACTCCGAAATATTGCGCGTCGACAACGCGGTATGCCACACTCCATCCCGTTCCCAGATATACGTCGGAGTAAGGCCATTTGCCGTCATCAGGCGCAGGCACCTCGGCTCCCGGCGCGGCGATCCCGACGATCGCGTCGAGCACCGCTTTGAAGTCCTGTCCTCCGTTGCTGCTGAAAGCGCCCGGGACGTTTTCCCAGACGATGTATTTTGGATTTGCTCCATTCGTTGCTTCCCTCATTTGTCGCACGATTCGGATCGCTTCATGAAACAGGCCGGACTGCGAACCCGACAATCCCGCGCGCTTTCCCGCAACCGACAGGTCGGTGCAGGGCGAGCCAAATGTAATGATATCGACTGGCTCGATCATTGCGCCGTCGATGCGCGACACATCACCCAGATGCCGGATGAACGGCATCCGCTTGGTCGTAACGCGGATCGGGAATGGTTCGATCTCCGCCGCCCATACAGGACGTATCCTGCTGAGCAAGCCGCCGAGCGGAAACCCACCGCTACCGTCAAACAGTGATCCGAGCGTGAGGCTTTTCATTGTCTGTATCCCCTAACCATTGACGAAGTTCTGTGAAAAACGCCTTTCCCTTGATTGGCTTGCACTGAAGTAGACATTCTGCTTCAAAAGCAAAACGGGCTTCGAGCTGTTCCACGCTGTAGTCAGGGCTGAATTTTCTCCAAGTCCGTTTATCCCATGATTTCAGTTGCTCCCATAGTTCCGGATAGTTTTTCATCAATTGTCTCAACTCCGGCAGCGACTGAAGAGGGCAACACCAGCAGGAGACACGACTGAAATGTTCATACAGTCCGCCCCAATCATACCCATGGTCATTGCAATATTTCAGGCAGTCTGCTTCGGTCATACCCCACTCCGCAAGCGGGTGAACATGATTTACGGCATTGTTGCGTGGACGCTTGAGTCGATATTGCTCGTCGGCGGCAATTCCGACATACTCAAGAACGTCATATTTTTCACGCAGGGGACGCAGAAATCTCTCTCGCGGACCATCTTTTAACTTCGAGGTGCACCAGCGCATTCGAGGTCCCGCCCAGCCATAGCCGTTGAGAATATTCCCGTAACATCGCACAAGCTGAGAGTCGACTTTTCGTTTCACCGGAACATCAAACATCAGATATTCGTAAGATTGTTCGCTGCGGATACGTGTAATTGCTCTGCCGATATCATGTTCCAGCAAATCGAGGTGCTTATACATCGCGGGAAATTCAAGCCCGGTATCGCAAAATAGAATGATGTCGATCGGCATGTGCCTCTCTAACATCATCAACAACATCGCCGTCGAATCCTTGCCGCCGGAAAGCGATACTACATTCAACTTGGGTTTATTCATCGGCGGCAACCTCCGCAAATTTCAGCATAGCGCTGTTGCGGATAAGGAAAACAGAATCCGAACCACCTGCTTGTTCGATGTACCGTTTCACAATCACATCGCAGTACTTTTCATCCAACTCAATCATGCGGCAGACGCGATCGGTCTGTTCGCAAGCGATCATAGTGCTGCCGCTGCCGCCGAACGGGTCTAGCACGACACAGTTCGCCATGCTGGAATTCAAAATCGGATACGCCAGCAGTTCCACTGGCTTCATAGTCGGATGGTCGGCATTCTGCTTGGGTTTGTCAAACTCCCAGATCGTCGTCTGCTTGCGGTCGGCGTACCATTCGTGCTTCCCTTTTTTCTTCCAACCGAACAAGACCGGTTCGTGTCTCCATTGATACGGACTTCGACCGAGCACCAGCGACTGTTTCTTCCAGATGCAGGTACCAGAGAGATAGAACCCCGCTTCCGAGAACGCTCTTCGGAAGTTTAATCCTTCGGTGTCCGCGTGGAACACATAGATCGACGCGTCGTTCGCCATGCTGGCTCCCATGTTTTGAAACGAAGCAAGCAGGAAATCATAAAACGCGCTATCAGTCATGTTGTCGTTTTTGATCTTACCCGCGCTGCCTTCGTAATTTACATTGTATGGGGGATCGGTGACCACGAGGTTTACTTGACCGCCGTCCATGAGGATCTCAAACACATCCCGCTTCGTGCTGTCTCCGCAGATGAGCCTATGCTTGCCGAGCAGCCAAAGATCACCCGGTTTCGTAATCGCAGGTTCCTTGAGCACTGCGTTCACATCAAAATCATCGTCCTGCACACCATTACGCTGCGCGTCCTTAAACAGCGCATCGATCTCCGGCGCTTCGAAGCCTGTCAGCGATACATCGAAATCCGCTAGCTGCAAATCGGAGATCAGCAAAGAGAGCTTCTCTTTATCCCATTCGCCGCTGATTTTATTGAGCGCGATGTTGAGCGCCTTTTCTTTCTCTTCGCTCATCTCCACAACGACACATTCGACCTCGGTCACGCCTGTGTCGATCAGCACTTTCAAGCGCTGGTGTCCGCCAACGACATGGCCTGTGGTTTGATTCCAGATAACC